CATCGAAGCAAACTTGAGGAGGGGGATTACCCTTCCATCAGGTAGCTTGGCTTGTGTCGATCGACAAGCCTGGACCGCCTCGTTAAAGAGCGGCCAGGGTTCGAGGATTGCCTCGACAAGCCAGTTGGGCACGCGGTCGCTAGCCTCACTCAGATCGAGTGTAGCTAGCGCTCCATCGTCACTGGCGCAATGAGCCATGGCCTGGTTAGGCCATTGTAGCTCGAAGCCAACGAAGGAGGATGCCATCTCGTGCGACTCGATGGCACCCACGAGTGCACGCTTAAGAGACTGCTGCGCATATTGCATCGCAGTGGGCTCCGCAGCGATAATTCGTGGTGTGACCTGTGTCTTCGGGACGAGAATCACCCGGGTGGGGTATTCCTCATCCATGGGCAGGAGCCTCAAAGGCGAATCCCGCTCGGCCAACAAAGAGTGCTGGGCGTACTCCCGAAAAGGGAAGATGCGCTCCAAACGCTCAGGCCAAGTAGGAAAGGTCCACTTCTGGTTACCGACAAGTCGGTCAGCAGTGGCGCCAGGCCCGTGTGTTGGGACAATCTCGTAGTCGGCGATCTGACGATCGACTTCTGCGAAGGCGTCTCCGAACACGAGCATGATGACCCTGGATAGATCCCTAAGAAGTCCTCCTCCGAAGAGGGGAGACTCCTCAGGGCTCATCCTAAAGGGGCATCCAGCTCCTGGTCTACCTCGATGTACTGTCTGATCGCTGCACGCTGCGCCATGGCGGGAGCCATAGCCTTCTCCTTGGAGAACAGCAAGCAGAGTTGCCGAATGGCAAAGACAGCATCAGCCTGTTCTGCGAGCTTGCCCCCTGAGGGGAGCAGCTTACATCCCAGGTTGATGGTCGGTTCCCCATCGCCGTGCAAGCACGGTGAGTAGCTGGGGAAGAACACCGGTACATCGGGCATCCCGAACAGCTTCTCCATGAACCCCCCTAGAAACAGGGGGACGCCAGAAGGTAGCGTCGTAAAGGACTCGGTCGAACCGGAAACGGTGTTGACCATGATCCTGCGGCGCTTGAAACCCTTGAACGCGTCCACAGAGAGAACCTCGTCAGCAAGAGCTCTTTCGAACTGCTTGCCAAACGAGGGGAGAGTGACAGTAAAGAAACCGTCACCCTCAGCTGCGACACGCCGACGCATATATTCTGCGTCGGCCTGGGTGCTGACTGAGCACATGTCCCCAAGATCTTCGAGGACACTCAGCCAGATTTCACTTCGGCTTTTCACTTCGGCCACCTTTCTTGGTGGTTCTGAAGGTCCTAGC